TGGTGGTGCCACCAGGAATCGAACCGGGGACACAAGGATTTTCAGTCCTTTGCTCTACCAACTGAGCTATGGCACCAAAATGGTTATCGGTAGAGCTTTTCACTTTGTAATAGAACACCTCTCAGAAACTATTGTTTCTTGTTTTCGGTTGCAAAGGTAGGCATATTTTTTGATTCTACAAATTTTTTGCAAATTTTCTATGAAATTCTTTTTGATTTCAAAAAAATGCTTTACCTTTGCACTCGCAAAACAGAAACGGAATGTAGCGCAGTTGGTAGCGCACTACGTTCGGGACGTAGGGGTCGGGCGTTCGAGTCGCCTCATTCCGACACTGTAAAGGATAAGCCACTGAAAGTCAGTGGCTTATCTCATTTTAAGCAAATCCGCCGGGACGAAATCGGGACGGGAATTATTAACCATTTGTTTCTGCTGTTAGCAAAAACAAATAAAAAAAAATGTCCAAAATCCAAGAAATCAAGAGTTACACACCACCTATATTACATACGGGTAAAGATTGGTACATTGACTTTTACGCATTCAATCCTGTTGACGGAGTGATGAAACGGAAAAAGATCAAACTGAACTTCATCAAATCCGTTAAGGAAAGAAGGGCATACGCCAAAGGATGCATCAACAGACTATCAGAAAAACTCGCAACAGGATGGAATCCTTGGATTGAGCAAGAATGCGGCAACGCCTTTCTACTGTTCAAAGATGTAATAGACAAATACCGCACTTTTCTCGCCAAAATGCAAAGGGACGGGAGATACCGACAAGAAACGATCAAATCTTATAGCTCCTACCTTCGTAATATGGAAATCTTCAATGAAGAGAAAAAGGTCCCTATCACCTACATTTACCAATTTGATAAGGATTTTTGTGTTATGCTGCTTGACGAAGTGTATATAACTAGGGATAACACTGCATTTACGCGCGATAACTATCTCGGTTTTTTGAAGTCTTTTTCCACCTTCTGTCTGAACCATAACTATTTAACACAGAATCCAACAGCCGGGATCAGTAGTCTGGGAAGAAAAGGGAAAAAAAAGCTACGCAACATCCTGCCACCGGAAACACTTGCAAAAGTGAGCGACTACTTAAAGAACCATAACCCCTATATGTTGCTGGCAAGCTATATTCTATACTATTGTTTTATCCGACCGGCGGAAATGGTAGGATTGAGATTAAACGATATAAGTTTGAAAAAGCAAACAATATTCGTATCAGACAATATATCAAAAAATCGCAAAGATGGCACTATTACATTACCATCAAAAGTCATACATCTCATGTTGGACCTGCACATTTTCAACAATCCCGGTGATTATTATTTATTCTCTGACGGGTTTCGTCCCGGTAAAACAAAAAGATCTGAAAAAATGTTCCGGGACTGGTGGGCACATCATCTCAGAAAAGATTTAAAGCTTTCCGCCCAATATAAGTTTTATTCCTTAAAAGATACAGGTATAACGAATATGTTACGACATTATGATGTGTTAAGCGTACGTGACCAAGCTCGTCACAGCAGTATATTGATGACAGATATTTACACGCCTCATGATATACAGGAAGCCAATGATCTTATAAAAAATTATCAAGGAGATTTTTAGTAAGCAGATATCAAGCGGTTACCCGTCGCTGGGCCGCTTGATATTCTAAAAAAAGTAAAATATGAGATTTTATTTATTATCCTCAATCTTCGCTTTGATTTGTTGAAGTAATCTAAAAGCTCCGGCCATCTTATAGTTGCCCAGACATTGCTTGGCTTGCATGATACAGGATTCAACAGTAAGTTTCAAATCCGGTGTGAAAGCGGATTTGTTAATCTGCATTTCTTTGGGAAGTTCATCAGCATGGTTGTTGAACCATACGATCATTTCATTCAATTCCTCTTCGGAATAAGATTCTTTTTTTTCAGCCATAATACAT